TCAAATTTAAGCTTGCCATTGTAAGCACTTACTTCTTTGGTTGTTTTCAAAATCTCAGTTATGATCCGGGAAGCTCTCATACTTTGGACAATAAGTACGTCACGATGACGCACATAAAATCCTTCGTCAGAGAGAGGTATATCTACTTTTCCGATAAGGTCTCTTAACTTATTAGGTTGAGATCCCATACCGTAATCGTAGAGGGAGTCGTAGCTTTTGAGATAAATCTCTTCAGCTCTCCCATATACCTGTAAGAATGGAACTGATTCGATCAAATCGAAGCAATCCATTCCACCGTCCCTTAGGGATGTTATGTGACAAACCATTTCGGTAGCTAGGTCTCCCAAACTACCTTTTGTTTTATCACTAACGATCCTTTCCCTAGACTTTAGATAAAGCTGTTGTACGACTTGGACTGTTACCCATTGCACGAAAAGTGTTTGGTTAACTTTCTTCTGTCATACAATTTTCTTTATCGGAAAGATGGTCTTTACGTAAGCATACAAAGCCTTACCTAGTTGACCTTTCCCTTGTAAAGTTTTAAGAAAGGAGATTACCAAGTTAAGTGTAGGTTTGAACTTCGACCATCTGGTCCTATTTCAACCTAGTACCTTAACAAGGTAATTCCCTAAGTCAGACATCAAATCAGTGTTCCAACACTTATAGTCAAACTCTTGAACGATGATAGCGATACTAGAAATAGTCTCACATCGTCGCTCATATAGAGCAGCTAAAGGGAAGGGAGATACATTAATACCATGTAATCGAATTTGCTTAGCAAATTCGAAGCCATAAGGTGATTCATGTGTCTTTGAATATTGAATTTCAATATCCCACTCAGTTAGAAGCTTTTTATATTCACTAGCTAATTTATCGTTAGCAATAACGATATCATCACCTAGTAACATATAACGAGCCCTTTTCCATCTCAGGTTAGCTTTCTTACAAGCTTTCCAAACAAGGAAATGGTGTGCTAATGATGTAGAATTAAAGGATGAGTATATCCCCATAGGATTACCCGTCCTATAAAAGGCAGGGTAATCTTTATAAAAATAGGGAGAACCAACCATTAATTCTTTTCATGAATCAGCATATTCTGAACCGAACCAGATAGATAATATACGTTGGTTTATTACAATTGGAAATCTATCAGTAAAGGCCTTAAGGTCAATACTATGATATGAACTTCCAATAGAATTTTCTAAGGTATAAAATAATTTGGTTTGATCTGATGTACAGTCTTGATGAATCCTTGAGAGAACTTTAGAAAGATAATTATGTAAAGGCAGCAATGCTGCCTGAGTATAATAATCTCCTATAGCGACCTCTCGTATTTTCCCTTCTTTATCCTGAATTTTTGCTAATCTTCTTGAAACCAGACTACCTTTGCGGGTAGCTCGGGAATCAAAGAAAAGCGGAATCCTACGATAAAGAGAGGAAAACCTACACATAAGATCAATTAACTTCTCACCAGCGGTCGCTTTAATAGCATCCCACTGTTTAGGAGTAAGAGACATTATGTCCATGTATGATGTCCAAAGAGCGTGTCCATTAGGACCACTCTTTGAACTCATGTGAAATTCCTTAAAACGTAAAGCTTTAGGGACTTTTCCAATGGTTGTAGTATTCACTCCTAAGTCTTTAAGAAAATGAAATATATCTTCATCTAATGATAAGGGATTACCGGTATAACCGGGCCCTTTTTCAATAGTTGAAAGAGATATCTCGTTATCAACCCTAATTATTCTCGTAATATAAAGAGCAGAGAAGATTAGCCTTATGAAAGGGTAACTTCTTAAACTCTCTATATGAGAAATAATAGGGATTAAAGTCTTAGGTAATCATAACTGATCTCCTCGTTTAAAAGTCACAGGATCGACCGAAAGGACGACCTTAGTAAATTTTAAACGGAGGTCTTTACAATACTTAATACACTCGGTTTTACCGCGAGTACTAAGAATTGTAAGGATTTTAGTTGCAACCCCTAATACAAGAGTGGTATCCTTATACCCAAGATTTTGGGTATTTGCGAGCCACTTCAACGAACTAAGGATGAAT